GGCGTCGGTGGGTGATGCGGCGAAGCCGCGCGGCTCTGCCGGTAGATCCGTTCGCGGCTCAGGTCGTGTTTGAGGCCCACTTTAACGGTACCCATGGCCAAACCAACGGCTATGTCGCGGAGAGCGGTCAGGCGATGAATAATATGCCCGGCGGCTCTGCACTATCCAACGTACATGCTGAGGTGGGTAAGACTACTTCGTTTGCCTGCTTCAACACTAATCTAGGCTCATTTCCTGACAACGCCGCGTGGGACTTAGCCGCGGGCGATGCCAACCCCTATACCATCGAGTGGTCACATTGGCTACCAAACCTATTAAATACCGTGATGCTGTTGCAACCGAACTGGAACATCGACGGGTGGATGGTACGCCAAAACACTACTACTATGGAGTTCTTCTGGCTCGATCAAGCCGGCGTGTCACGCAGCATTACCAAAGCCGCGGCAGGTTTTGTGTCTGGTGCATTTCAACGCGGCGCAATCACTAAAGACGCCTCCCGGGTGTTGCGATTCTTTCTCGGTGGCACTAAAGTCCATGAAGCCACCATCCCTGTAGGTCAAGGTGGGATTAAACCTGTAACGGGACCGTTACTTATAGGTCCCTCCGTTGCCGGGCTTACAGCGTGGCTAGCTCGGACCCGCTTCACTACAGCGTGTAGGTATACGGCGGATTATGACGCTAGTGCGGTGGTGTTCGCCGGGGATTGATCGCGCCTTGTACTATGCGGGGCTAGAATGGCCAGAGTCAGGTGTTAAGTTACCTCCATGATCCCATTGCCCCGCGTATCGTCTGGCCGCTCCGATCCACTTAACCCATATAATGGGAGGTGGAGGCAGTGGTATGTTGATATTGCCGACTGGATGATCACGCATCCCGGCGGCTCTTTGACTGACTGTGCGAAGGATCTGAACAAGCATCTTAATACAATCAGCTATATTACCCGTAGTAATACGTTTCAGGACTATTATGCCGCGCGGCGTATGGAGCATAGCGCGCGGCAAGACGAGATGATGCGGGCCAAACTAACTGGCGTCGCCAGTAAGTCGTTGGATGTGATACTTGAGAAGCTGGAGAAGCAGGGAGATCAGATCCCGCTCAAGTTCATGACTGAGATCGCAACTGGCGCGCTTGATCGCCTTGGTTATGCCCCGGCGGCTCCTGCAACCTCCGTCAACATCAACACTGGCACCCAACAGATCACGCAGGTTGCAGTGAGTGTGGAGGCGTTGAAGGAAGCTCAGGACGCTATGAGAGCTGCGGAGGAGAAGCGTGCTGCGGAGTATAGAATGGCGCCGCGCGTCCTACCCAGAGACGTGTCTGGCAGCCGGGAGGCGGAGCCGGAGGTCTTAGACCTTGAACCCGAAGATGGGCTTAATGGCGAAGGTGGGCCTGTCTAGGGAGGCTCCGCCTCCACTCTTATCGGGGTAATGTATGACCGCCGCGACACAGCTTGTATCGAAAGAGGAGCTAGTAAAGCTTGGTGCAGTGGACACGGAGTTTTATGCGACGACGTTCTTTCCGAAGACGTTCCGCGCGAAGTCACCTATGTTCGCGCGGGCGATGTGGGCGCCTCTTGAGAACCCTTCAATACGATTAGTTAACCTTATACTATTTCGGGGCTCGAGCAAGACGACGCGGCTACGCACTTTCGCCTCTAAGCGTATTGCGTATGGGACTTCGAGAACTGTATTATATATCGGGGCTTCGCAGAATGATGCCATCCGTAATGTACAGTGGTTGAGAATGCAGGTTGAGAGGAATAAGTTCTGGAAGGAGACCTTCAATCTTGAGCCCGGAAGGAAGTGGGAGGAGACTCAAATTGAGATCCAACACAAAACGTTTGGTCATACTGTGTGGGTCTTGGCTGCGGGTATTACTGGTAGTTTGCGGGGTATTAACTTTGATGATTATCGGCCAGACCTTATTGTGGTAGATGATCCACAGACGGACGAGGACGCCGCGAGCGATATTCAACGTAATAAGATTGTGGAATTGGTTCTGGGCGCTGTTGCCAATTCGCTGGCTAGTATAACGGACGAGCCCAACGCTAAGATCGTGATGGCAATCACACCACAACATCCCGACGATATCAGTCAGCAAGCCGTGAAAGATGAGCAATGGAACAGTTACGTCTTCCCTTGCTGGACGAAAGAGACAATGGACCTGCCGACCGAGCAGCAGGTGAGTTCGTGGCCCGAACAACATCCCACATTGGATTTGAGAGCGAAGAAAAGGGCTGCTCTGGCCCGCAACAGGCTTTCGATTTTTACACGCGAGATGGAGTGTCGGCTCATCACGCCAGAACTCTCGCAATTTCAGCCGCAGTGGTTGAATATCAGAGAGCACAGCGGCTCTGCGCCCCGGGGGGCGTTTGCAGTTCTGGGCATCGATCCAGTGCCTCCGCCGTCAGATGCACAGAAGGCCAAAGGCCTAGCTACTAAGGATTGGGAAGCCCAATATGTCTGGGGACTTTATAACGGGAATTATCATCTTCTCGATTTCGCTCGCAACCGTGGTCATGAGCCTAGTTGGAGTGTGGCTACTGCATTGGGTCTTGCGCATAAGTGGCGGGTTGCGAGAATAGTGGTTGAAGCCGTGGCTTATCAGCGCGTGTTAAAGTGGCTGATCGAGCAGGAGATGAGACGGAGGGGTGTGTATTTCAGCGTCGTGCCGCTGGTGGATAAGACGCAGAAATTCGCAAGGATTGTTAATGTATTGTCAGGTCTGGCTACCGCCGGTAAGCTCTGGATCGGACCGGAGCATACGATATTTGCCGAACAGTTCGCGGCTTATGGTCCAGTCTATGGAGGGGTCGATGACGATCTTGATGCATCGGCTATTGCACTACAGGATCTATCTAATCCGTATCTCGAACGGGCCTCGTTAGGTTTGTTGAGTGATGATAATGTTGAGGATTTGCCCTTTCAGAGGATGTGCCCGTAATGCCCCGCTATACCATTGAGATCTCGAAAGAGTCAGATCTGCATAAGAAGTTAATTGCGCGCATTAAGGCGCGTAAGAAGATTGCCGAGGACAATCATCAAAAGCGGTATGATAAGTGGCGTCAGGCAGAGGAGCGTACTCTTGCGTACCTACCGGAGACTGACGTCGATATGGTTCGCCGAAACCGGCGGGACACGTTGGGAATGCCGACTTATACCACTATTCAAGTTCCGTATAGTTATGGCATTCTTATGTCAGCGCATACGTATTGGACTTCGGTATTCTTTGCTCGGAATCCGATACACCAATTTTCAGGGCGTCATGGGGAAGGGGAGCAGCAGATTCAAGCGATGGAAGCTCTAATCTCATATCAGGTTGATGTGGGGCAGTTCTTAGTACCATACTATCTATGGTTGTATGATGCGGGAAAGTATGGTTGTGGGATTATAGGGTCGTATTGGGATCGGCAGAAGTTGCATTACGGCGAGCTGGTAGAGATGGAGGATATTGAGGCGCCGGGCTCAGGCAAGCTAGTAACGTATCAAGTAACGAAGGAGTTAGAAGGGTATGTGGGGAATTGCGTTTATAACGTGTCGCCGTGGGACTTCATGCACGACCCCCGGGTATCGTTTAAGAATTTTCAAAAGGGAGAGTTCTGCATCGCCCGAATTCGATTGGGATGGAATCGAGTCATTGAGCGGATGGATGCTGGATATTACCTGCCAAAGCAGGTTGAGCATCTAAAGAACGTTGAGCCGGTCGATAGCGGGCTGGCTCAGATGTCGGATCAGCTACAACGACCCGAATTCGATAAGCAGTTGTATAATAGTAGTTTTGGTGTTGAGAACGAGAAGCATCCATCGGGGTTGTTGGGATGGGAATTCTATGTTGAATTGTTGCCGAAGGAGTGGGGTCTTGGGTCGCAGAACTACCCCCAAAAGTGGTGTATTACTTTGGATGATGCGTGTGATATCATCCTCGGGGCTACACCTTTGCCGTATGTCCATTGCAAGTTCCCCTTTGATGTGCTCGAGATGGAGGTCGAGGGTTATGGGTCTTGGGCTCGAGGGACGCCTGAGATTATGGACCCGATCCAAAACACGGTCGATTGGCTTATTAATACACACTTTTTCAATGTGCGCGCGGCTTTAAACAATCAGTTTATCGTCGATCCATCGAAGCTTGTTATTAAGGATGTGCAGAATAGTGGTCCGGGCTTCATGTGGCGGCTTCGCCCCGAGGCTTATGGAACCGATTTGAAAAATGCGTTTATGCAAATCCCAGTTCAAGACATCACCCGGGCGCATCTATCAGACTTCCAAATGATGTTGGGAGTGGGAGAGCGGGTTCTGGGCATCAACGACCAAATTATGGGCACCCTGAACACGGGTTCAGCTCGCAAAACAGCTACAGAGGTGCGTACCACTACAGGGTTTGGTATAAATCGACAGAAAACAATATGCGAATACATGTCTGCGATGGGTTTTGCGCCGCATGCTCAAAAGTTGGTGCAGAACTCGCAGCAGTTTTACGACGCAACGGCGAAGATGCGCCGCGTGGGGGATCTCATACTCGAGGCAGGTCAAGCATTTCTCAATGTGAGCCCCGAAGATATACAGGGGTTCTTCGACTTCGTGCCCGTGGATGGAACGATGCCTATCGATCGGATGGCTCAGGCGAATTTGTGGAAGGAGATCATGGTAAACGCCCCGAGGATGGGGCCTCAGATCGCAATGACGTATGATTGGGGCCGAATGTTCGGCTGGGTGGCGCAATTGGCGGGGTTGAAGAATATTAATCGCTTTAAAGTGCAGTTGATGCCGGATCAGCAACTGGCGTTGGCGGCGCAGGCGGGTAATGTGGTGCCGTTACGGGCTGGAAATACGGGAGCTACGCCGGGCGCGGCGGCGTCTACCGCCGCCGGCTTGAATGCAATGGGTGGAGGTGAGAATGCAGCGGGTGGACCAACTTATTGAGGATCTTCAACGTAATGCGAGAGCGGCGGATAGGGAAGATAAGGAACGGGCTCAGTTATTTAGGGGAATGATCGCAAGTCCGGCGTGGAAAGCGTTTATTGCGCTTTTGGAGGTGAAATTACAACTTCACGCCGATATAATGATGGCGCCGGCGTTGAGTGTGGATGGGATGGTGGCTCGGGAGTATGTAAAGGGGGCTATGAGCGGTCTGGTGTTAGCCCGCGATCTGCCTTCGATTATCATCGATGCCATGGATAAGTTGCGTCAGGAACAACGGGCAACTGGGTATGGGGATGATGACGATGTTTAAGTATAGCGGCTATCCTGTAATGCTATTTCAGGGCGAAACAGACGGAGGTGGCGCGCCGCCCGTCGCGACGCCTTCTTCTGGGTCCCCGACGCCCGATGCTGGTCCTACCTCCCCCACATCCGAGGCGTCGGGGACCGATACATCGAGCTCCACGCCTGAGGTATTGGATTTTGAATCGATATTCGAGGGAGGAGATAGGGATTCAGGGCAGACTGCACCGCCCGAGCTTACGACGCAGCCCGCTAAAGTACCCCCGGCCTCCGCGCCTCCGGTACAGCAGCCAGTTGCGCCGCCAGTTCAGCCGGTCCAGCCTCCGCCCCCGGCTCAGCCACAGGTCCAGCAGCAGCCTCAAGGCCAGCCACGGGCTGGCCTTGCTGGACTCGATGTGCATGACCCGGCGCAGCTAGCCAGTGCGCTAGCTGCTAACGAGGCGCAGATGGTGGACGTCCTGTCTACACAGGTGTTCAATCTGTCGCCTCAGGAAGTTGAGGCGTTAGAGACGAACGTGGTCGAGGCGATCCCGCGGCTTATGGCGCGGGTTCTAGTTCAGGCGCAGAAGTCGATGTTGACACAAATGGCCCGGATTATGCCCGCGGCTATTCAACGTCACAACGTAACGACGAACGCGGCTATGTCGGCGGAAGATCAGTTTTACCGTGCGGTTCCAAGCTTGGATCGAACAAAGCATGGTCAGCTGGTTTATGCTTATGGTCGGATGTTCCGTCAAATGTATCCCACCGCGACGCTACAGGACCTGATAGCCCATGTGGGGCCGATGGTTATGGCGTCAGCTGGAATACAGCCTGGACAGCAGACGCCGCAGCGCGGCGTTGCGACCAATGGGCGTCAACCGCCGCCGAGCCCATTCACCCCCGCCGGGGGTCACGCGGGTCCGGCATCCCGAGGTTCACCCATGGAACTGTCGCCCGTGGAGGCGATGTTTATGGGCAACGAATAGGATAGACTACGATGAGTGGCATTGCGGGACTGAGAGGTACTGGCGACTGGGGCACGGATGAACGGCCGAAGAACTTCCGTGAGGGCATTCTGCGGTTCAATCCGAACGGGACGGCGCCGATATTCGCCCTAAGTTCAAGGGCGAAAAAGCGGACGGTGAACGATCCCGAGTTCAGTTGGTGGAACGAAGGGAATGTGTTGACGCGGCTTCAGGTCAACGGCGCGCATGCGGCGACGGATACTGTCATCAACGTGGACACGCCCGATCCCACATCGACTACGTTGGGCGCGAACCTGGGCACGGCTACGAACCTGAAGCCGGGTGATGTGTTGTTGGTGGAGCCGACGGCGGATAGTGCCACCTTCAACAACGAGCTGATCGAGGTGGATGACGTCATCTCGGACACGCAGTTCACGGTGAAACGGGGCGTGGGCGGTACGACGGCGGCGACGATCGCGAACGATGCGTGGGTGTGGTTGATCTCGTCGGCATACGCCGAAGGCGTGGGCGTGCCCCGGGCCGTGACGCGGAATCCGATCAAGTACAATAACTATATTCAGATCTTCAAAGACACCTACGAGCTGACCGGCACGGCCGATCACACCAAGACCCGGACCAACAACAACTACAGTGAGGACAAGAAGCGGAAGATGTTCAATCACAGCTCCGCGATCGAGCTGTCGATGATGTTTGGTCGCGCGGCGGAGACGGTGGGGGATAATGGCAAGCCCAAGCGGTTTATGGGCGGCATTCGCAGCTTCCTGCCCACGGCGAACGTGACGATCTTTGCGTCGCCCGTAACGCCGAACACGTTCCTCGACGCCATCGCTCCCGTGTTCGACTTTAATACGGGGGCGGGCGATACCCGCATGGTGTTCGCGGGCAACCAGGCTCTGATCGAACTATCGAAGGTGTTCGTGAACGAGGTCACCTTCAACGTGAACAACGTTGTCAAGGTGTATGGGATGGATTTTCAGGAGTTCATCCTCCCCAACGGCCGCGTTCTGATGAAGTCGCATCCGCTATTGTCGCGGAACACGCTGTACCGCAAGTCGGCGTTCATCCTCGACTTCGACGCGATCAGCTACGTGACGATGACCGGCCGCCCCGACGGCAAGGCGAAGGACGACGTGCAGCAGGAAGATGAGGACGTGCGCCGGGGCTTCTGGCATACGGACTGTTCGCTCGAGGTGCTCTATGGTGGCCTGACCATGGGGTATCTGGGCAATATTAGCGCCACCTGACACCCGGCGTTCACGCACTACCAGAGGGCTACGGCCCTCTGGCATCAGTTCACGTCATGGTGGCGTGCTGATTTAACAGGAGGATGTAATGGCTAGGACGAATGTGGAAGGTGCCCGCCTGCGCGATATCCAGCATGGGGCGGGTATGAAGTTGGCGAACGCCGAGCTGGTCCCGGCGGATAACTATCCTGTCACAATCGACCACCCGCCGCTGCTGTTCCTGAATCCCGCCGGGGCGGTGGATGTGTTGATGCCGACGTCTAATAACGCCCGCAAGGGATTGATCTTTATCTTGGTCAATCTGAGCGGCAATGTGATTACGCTCAAGACCGACGGCGACGCGGCTTTCACGACCGCGATCACGGTGGCGGCGACCTCGACGACGCGGGTCGTGTGTACCGGCAATACATCCCAGGTCCTGGGCTGGAGGGCCTGGTAGTCCGTAGTTGTAGCGAAGAATCACGAAGGAGTGTGCTATGGCGAAGGAGAGAAATCGAACGCCGGTGATGATAGTGTTGTCGGCGGTACAGCAGTTGTCGAAGGCGCTCCATGAGGATCGCCTTCTTGTGATGAATATCCTGTCGGGCCACACCGTAACGCTGCCGGCCTCAACAGGCTCGCGGGCGTTGTTCCGCCTCTGGACCACGATCGCCCCGACATCGAACTCGAACATCATTAAGGTTGCGAATGGGACCGATGTGATGGCGGGTTCGGTGTTGATATCGCTATCAACGGGCGTGGGGGTAAACTTCCCCACGGTCGCGGCTAGCGACACTATTACAATGAACCGCGGCACGCAGGGCGGGGCGTCGAACGGCGAGTGGTTGGAGTTCCTGGACATTATCCCTGGAACGTGGATGGTGCGGGGAGGGTTGAACGGCTCGGGAGCTCTAGCGACGCCGTTTAGTGCAACGGTGTCGTAGAGGTTAGGAGGAGAGGGGGCGGTTGCGAAAATCACAATCGCCCCTTCGCTCCTGGAGGTCTCAATGGATCGCGACACTGCCATCCTGCGTATTAATCGCGGCTTGGGCTTTTTACGTCCCGGTCACAGTCAGACCAACGACATTATCCAATGCCTTCAGGAAGCCCAGCGCGACCTAGAGCAGGGTAAGACCTTGCCGCGGTTCCTGCTTCTCGAAGATCAGACCATAACATTGAACGCCGGGAGCCGTGCTGTTGCCTTGCCTAGCGATTTTCTTCGCGCTGACGATGGTAACCAATTGTACTTTATTGCACCAGACTCACACCTGCGTCACTACCTCAAACAGTACCGCTATTATCGCGATGCGGTTATTGCTATCGAATCACAGCAACGTCCAGATCAGCCCGCGGCTACGACCATGGTCCCGGCCGTGTATAGTATTCGACAGTCAACAATCGACTTCGTTACAATAGCCGATAACACGTATACGATGACTTGGAACTATTATCGTAAAGATGCGATATTGGATAGTAATATTGAAAATCTGTGGCTCGCAAACGCGGATAGGTGGTTGATTGGGGAAGCCGGGATACGAATGGCGGCGGATAAGCGTGACGCGGGGGCGGTGCAGCTATTCACTCGAATGATGCAGGAAGGTCGGAAAGCTGTGTATGCGGATGATTTGGCATTCGAGGATGCCGCGGGGCCTACAGCGATGGGAGCTAATTTGTAATGCCGATCGAAGCCGCGACATACGTTCAAGACCTGGACGAGAACAACCCCACCGGGACAGATGAGCGTCGCTTCGGCGATGATCATATTCGCCTTATTAAGGAGGTGTTGAAGAATACATTCCCCGACGCTACGGGGCCTTTGGCACCGCCGGCAGTGCCTTCGCGGGTGTTGCTAGCCACGCAGAGTGGAGCCGCCGCCTCATATGTATTCACCAATATGGGCGTGGCCACGCCGCAGTATAAGAGTTTTGAGTTTAATATCGAGGGGCTTATCCCAGTAACCAATGCGGTGGACCTATACATTCAGCTGTCTACTAATAATGGCTCGACATGGCTATCATCGGGCTATAACCATGCTCGCTTTGGCTTTCAATCGGGAGGTGGTGGGGTTAGTGGTTCGAGTGCAGGACCTACGTCGCAGATTATCATGGCGAGTAATTGCTCGAACGACGTGGCGAATGTTCACCACCTCGACGCCTTTATCCGGGTTTATATCGGAGCGCCGTCGCCGACGGTGATACATTGGAGCGCGAGCTACATCGCCAACGGGAGCCTCACAACGCTGCTTCATGGCTATGGTAAGGCGGGGATTGGAATCAACGCTATAAGGTTTATCTATAGCGCCAGCAATATCGCGGCGGGAACTATCCGCTGTTACGGCTTGGCATAGGAGGCTCTAATGACTGCGATCGCAGTTAATGTGCTCTGGTTCTTGATCGGGCTTATCATTCTGTGTGGTATAGTGTATTTGGCTATTTGGGTGATCGAGAACTTTGTCTATGCTATACCGGAGAAGGTGAAGCAAGGTGTCTGGGTGATAGTGTTGCTATTAGCTCTGATCTTCCTAATCGGTACACTAACGGGACATGGGCCGAGTTTGCCGAGGCTATGAGTGTTCCGAAGACTTTCGACATATTTAATAGTGATAGTCGTATTGGCTATCGTGGTGTTTGTATGGCTGGCGTATAGGTTTCCAGTCTGGGAGGCGCAGGGACAGGACCTTGATGATGACTTTATCTCGCCGCCACAGTATGAGAGTAGGTTAATTGAGCTAGATCGAGCCGCGATCGAGAAGGCATACATGCAGCAGATTACGTTCTTGTTTCAACAGTGGATGAAGGATGATACCGATCAGCCGCGTCGAGCGAAGCGGGGCATTAATCATGCGAAGGACGCCTATATCCGGGGGCTTAAGCAGATAGAGTTGAGGGAGAAGGTGAGATGAAGTTTGATCGGGGCGTTTACTTCGATATGGTCCGGGGTTCGCTGTTTAATGGCAAATTGACACAACAGCAAGTTGATGGGCAGAATGGTATTTTAGATGCGTGGGAGAAGTATGTTCCTGAGCACGTTGACCTGCGCTATCTAGCCTATATGCTAGCAACGACGCTGCATGAAACCGCTTCGACCATGTGGCCAATTGCCGAGAACGGTAAAGGAGCGGGCATGGAGTACGGCAAGCCTGCTGGTCCCTACAACCAAATCTACTACGGGCGCGGCGATGTCCAGCTGACGTGGTGGGACAACTACAAGCGCGCCGACGCGGAAATGAACAAGCAGTTCAACGCCGGTTGGGTTGGCGATAAAAGCTGTGAGAAGAATGCCGACCTCCAGTTGAGACCGGAATACGCCGCACCTACAATGTATCTTGGGATGACGCAAGGCTGGTTTCGCTCTTCGGGTGGCAGTCCCGAGACACTATCGCGCTATTTTAACGACACGAAGGACGATGCGTATGGAGCGAGGGAGATTATTAACGGCGATAAGTCCAAGGTACCTTCGTGGTCGAATGGGGTTAGTATTGGTAATTTGATTAAGGGTTATCATGGGAAGTTTTTGGCCGCGATCCACGAGTCGGTGACAGAGGTAGGCCCGGAGCCTTTGCCGCCGCCAGTAGAGGACCTTGTAGTGACAGTGACGGTACCGCGGGGTGTTAGGGTGGAGGTTAAGGAGATATAGTGCCGACGTTCGATATTAACGACCTAGCCCGTATCGGGGCGGTGAGGGATGTTAAGCCCTTCATGCTGCCGCCCGAGGCGTGGACGGTTGCCCTCAATATGCGGTATGAGGATGAGGCACTTAAGACGATAGAGGGATATAGGTCGACGTTTGGTTCGCCCCCGATCCAGCCACACTTCGGCATGATCATCGAGCGCACCGCAGCGAGCGTGGCGGCGTATGCCAGCTTGACTAAGATTAGATGGTACGATGGTACGTCCCATACCGACGCGACGCGGACTGTGGGTGGCGACTATACCGCAGCTATTACGCGGCAGTGGAATGGTACGATTGCGGGTGGAGGTATTCCGATATTCAATAACGGTCTAGACGTGCCGCAGTATTCGATAACTCCAGGGATTGGGACGTTTGAAGATTTGGCCAACTGGCCCCCGACATTGCGGGCTAAAGTGATACGGGCGTTTGGGCCTCACCTTATTGCGTTGAATATCAATGACGCCGGCGGCTCGTTTCCGCATCGTGTGCATTGGAGCCACCCCGCTGTTCCGGGCTCGGTTCCGATATCGTGGGACATAACTGATCCAACCAAGGATGCAGGCAACTATGAATTGCCCGATGCGCAATCTGGATTGTTATTGGACGGCCTGCCGTTGGGCTCGATTATGTACCTCTATAAGGGTAGTGCAGTGTGGCGGATGCGATATGTTGGGGGGCAATCCAAGTTTGATTTTGGCCAGAGTGCTTGGATTGCGAATGAGGGACTGCTAAATACGGGGAGCGTGTGTATTACGGGAGATGGGCAGAAGCATGTATTTGCAACTACGTCGGGCGATATATTGTGGCATGATGGGAATAGTATAAGGTCGGCGTTGTCGCAGCGTCAACGCCGCCGGCTACAGAACGACATTGACCCGGCTAATACTAATGAGTGCTTTATGTTTGCCAATCCGTTTACTAACAGCGTTTGGTTCTGCTATCCCGAGTCAGGCCAGCAATACCCATCCAAAGCCCTACATATGTGCTATAAGACTATCGGCGGAACGGAGTGGGCTATAACGGAGGTGGATGGTATTAACTTCCGCAATGCCATGGTCGGGTCGCCGCCGGGCGCAATGTCGTTTGGATTGTGGGATGAGGTTGATGGAGTGACGTGGGATAGCGACGCCGCGACATGGGACATGGCGACGGTTGGCGGGGCGACGCCGCGACGCAAGCTATTCTTCCTCGACCCCGCCAACAGCAAGTTTTACGCTTATGGCGACGCCCCGACGCGAGACGGTGTACCATTTACCTCGACTCTACAGCGCGTTGGTTTGGGTATTTTGGGTAAGAAAAACAACGGTCAGCCGATTGAGGATTTTCAACGGAAGAAGATGATCACGCGGATATTCCCGAAAATAACGGGGGCTCCGGTTAGTATCCGATTTAACTCTCAGCAGTTAGTGGATGGACCTATAGTTAATGGCGAGGCCGTGGACTATGACCCGACGATACAGTATTTCGCCGACCCCCAAACTATGGAGGGTGTCGCAGTGGGACTCGAGATGTCGGGCCAATTACCATGGCAGATTGATGGGTATAAGATCAATATCGAGCCGCTGGGAGAGTTTTAATGTACGTCCCCAAGCACGCGCCGGTTCTTACGTCGTTAGAGGATTTGCGTAAGTATGTTGAGGAGGAGTTGAAGCAGATTGGTTTGGAGATGCAGCAATCGGAGATCCAACAGTGGCGGATATTGCACGTTGAACCATTAAAGATAACCGATGGTATGGTGGTGTTTGCGGATGGAACGGACTGGAACCCCGGTAGTGGTCAGGGTCTGTATGAGCGAGTGGCGGGGATATGGGTGAAGTTGTAATGGGGACTTCGGGAGGTACGTTAACGCCGGATGGCTTTATACATCATTGGAGGGATATAGAGCGGGAGTTGGATAAGCATCCTGAAATATGGGCCGATTATCATACTAAGGAGTCGTTGTATGAGGATGCGATAAATAGGCATATTCAAGTGTGGGCTTTTTCGGAGGATAGTAAGATTAAAGTCGTGGTGTTTAGTAGGTTGGTAGAGTATCCAGCGGCTAGGGTGTTGCATGTGATGTTAGCTTTGGGTAATAGTATAGACCGGATGTTACCGCAGATCGAGGCAACGTTGGAACAGTTCGCTCAGACCGCAGGGTGTAGTTTGTGTGAGATCGTAGGTCGGGAAGGGTGGGAGAAGAAGCTAAGCCACCGCTTTAAACGCAAGGCGGTGGTGTTAATTGCGCCGGTTAATAACCGCGGTACAGTGAATTAGGAGACTACAATGGGTGGCGGATCGCAGCAGCAGGCGACGCAGACGACAACTAACCAGTTGTCGCCGGAAGGGAAGCAGATATTTGATCTGACATTTCCGAAGGCCCAGTCTTTCGCCGCGAACACGATGGAGAGGCCGCCGTTCCAGACTACGTTGCCGTTTAATCCAAATCAGGTGGCGGGGCAGAATGCGACGTTGGCGGGGGCGAGAAATCAGGCCGAAAACTATGACTTCGCCCGTCAAGCAGCCGGGTCGTTGGTTGGAGGTCTCGAGCGTGACCCCAACACAATGTCGTGGGACCCCAATATCAACCCGCAGTTACAGAGTGCGATCACGGCGGCACAACGTCCGTTGTATGAGAACCTGACCGAACAGATCCTTCCTAATATCCGCGATACAGCAGTGGCGCAGGGCTACGGCGGTTCGCGTCAGGGTATAGCGGAGGGTCTAGCCGCGGGCCGTACTCAACGTGCCGCAGGCGATACGGCGGCTAAGATAGTTCAGGACCTCTACAGCACCAACATTAACGCTACTGGGCAGAGGTATGGGCAGAATGTTAATGCGCTGTTGGGAGCCGCAGGGCTTTTGCCAACGTTGCAACAGGGCGCTATAACTCCCGGCGTCTCGATATCAAACGTGGGCGATGTTCAGCAGAGCCAGCAGCAGGCTCAATTGGACGAAGCCTTGCGTAACTATAACTGGGACGTGAATAGGGTGGGGGATTTGGCTCAGGCTCAGGAGCTTATGAACCTACTTCAGGGCTTCCCGGGCGGCAGTAACGTGACGACGGCTAACATGCCCAAGACGAGCACGGGTCAGACCTTAGGTACTCTCGGCGGCGCAGGGTTGGGTCTTGCGCTAGGTGGTCCGATGGGGGGTATAGCGGGAAGTGCGATAGGTGGTAG